CACAGTAATGTGTATTGGGCAGACTTCTTCGCCCCCACCGGCAGCAGACCGGTGGATATACGTGGAGGGGGTGTGGGTGGACATGGACTCGCCAGTCTATGTTCACGTGTGGAGGGAAGATGCGTCAGCGGTAGATGGCGGTCTGGACGGGGGGCAACGTTGTGCCACCTGCAACCAGATCGTGTATGCTTCTGTCACTGTAAACTTCCCACCAAACACCTGCGTCGATTTGGGCTACACTTGGCTCGCCTCCGTTCTCGACGCTCACCGAATCGTACATGCTTTGAACGGCAACCACAAGTGGGGCCTAGCGTTTGACGCGCTGGGTAACGCTCATGAGCTGTTGGAACACCTACAACATCTCTTTAGCCTTCGGGCAACTGAGCACATTCCGGCCTGCGCCGGTGTACTGGATCTGCCAGACAAAAACGCTGCTATGTTGCGTACGCTCACGCGCGACATTGCGACCTACGTGGTCGCAAGAGGTTCTCCTCTCGTGACGACACTCAAGCAAACATTTGCTCCAGAAATCGTTTTGGCGATCGATCTGACAAAACATTGCTTTGCACGTGTCACGGGCCCTGTTATCCGACTAGTCACCGGTACAAAAAGAGGAATGATCTGGCTGGCAATGGGCGTTGCCGCGGCTGGTACAGTGTATGTCACGTACCAGGTGTGGAACCAGCAACGCATCCAGGCAGAAACGCGGAAACTACGACTAGGGTTGCTCGACGCAGAACGTATCGCCGATGAAGTCGACGACGACGCCGTCTATGAGCACCAACGTCTAAAGGATGAGGCGGCCGACGCTAAGCGCGCAGCCGCAGAAGTGAATGCGAACGCATACGACTCGGACAGTGACGACGAAGACGCAGGGCCAAAACCTGCGCCACCGCTGCCGGCCCCAGTGCCGCCAGAGTCTGATCTAATCGATGAGGATTTGCGAGACCGCATGCGCCGGCCCACGCTCGGGCTGGTGATGTTAGTTGCCTGGGAGGCGAAAGCGAAGTTCGGGACACCGCGGAAGCGCACCCTGGCAACCGACATGGCTATTCGGTATTTCGCAAACGCCCGACTGCAGCACTACACACACAATTCCATCCGGTTTCGGCACATAGCCGAA